CCGACTCGCCTCCGCCAAAGAGCCATCCCATCAATGCCTCCAAGGACTAAAGAAACGGCGGCTTTTGTTTTCCGAGAGCGGGCTTGGAAGCGAGACATCGGATTCCACGACTATGCTTTCCGGCTGATAGGCGTGAACGACCAGAGGCCAGCCGACGACGATGCCGCCGTGAGCGTAAGCGCGGCCAATTTTCCAGACGACCATGTCTCCAGGTTCCGGCGCTTCCACCTCGGACGAGCATTCCATCATGAAGCCGAGGTAACGCTCGTCATCGCGGTGCAGATGCCATTGGACGGGATAAGGACGCGGATCGAAGGGCGGAACAACGCCGCAATCGACATAAACCCGCACCAGCAGCATGCCGCAATCGACGCCTGCGCCCAGCACATCGGCTTGATGATGATAAGGCGTGCCGATCCAGCGCCGTGCCTCCGCGACCACGGACGTGCGTTGTTCTAATTCATTCATGTTATGGAACGTTCAAGTTCGCTATATTGTGAAACTGTCAGGTTTCTTAACTCGATAGAGGGCAACAACATGCCTAAGTGCATTTACTGCCGCGAAGATAAGCCGTTTACCGACGAGCATGTGCTTACGCGTGCCTTTGCCGGTCAGGGAGAGAATTGGACTCTTCAGGACATCGTTTGTGGTGACTGCAATGCTGCTTTTTCTCTATACGAACGAGCATGGACAAGTTCTCCGGGGGAAGCCATAGCGCGTATCTTTCATGGGCCTGCAGGTCGAAAGCGAAAAGGGCATAGTTATCGCGTCCATCCCGCTGAGCACATCTACATGGTTAAGGATGATGATCCGATTGCCTATGAGGCAGAGATTCTCGAGGGGTTCGAACCCCGTCTCCGACCACAATTCATTTGGACGGGCGCGGATATGCTGGCTCTTGCGCCAAATGTTGAAAGTGCGCCACGTCTTGCGGCGGCATTCAATGCATTTATTCAACAACGTGAACTTACTGTATTTAAGCATCCAAATGCGACAAAGCCAGCGCGATTCCTGGTTGCCAAACTTGGTTCTATGGCAGGACAGAAATCCCCTTGCCTTGTCGGATATGAGTGGCGTGACAAACCAACCTCTGCTTGGCTTGATCATTTTCCAGTCCAGCCATCACGAAATCCATTTTTTTGCCGGGCTTCTGTTGATCAAGACGATCGACTCCGGATTCGTGCCGAGAACATAGAAACGGCAATAGTCTTTTTACAAGAAATCCAAAATAAACCGTCAATCGGTTCAGGCTCGATAATTTTTCCACCGGGCTATAAAATTCACGTTGAACATTTGCATGATCAGGGAAAGATGAACCGAGCGATAACAAAGACGGCGTTCAATCTTGCCATAAAATTGCTTGGGTGCGATGTTATGTCTTGTTCTGCATTTGATCGCTGTCGAAGATATTGTTGATCTGGTAACGGTGATGACGAACAGCATCCATTTGTCGGTTACATCGTCGATCAGCAGGATATTGACCGTCTACCAGTGCAAATCAGCAGGCGGAATGAAAATTGCCATGTCATGATGCTCACCTCCAATGGACAGAGGCTGGTCTGCCTGATCAGACTTTATGGCGGTCCAATCCTACGGGTGCATCTCGGCACTATTTCTCTCGGCACATTCGAGAAGTATGTCGTCGTCGATTACGCAGGGAGTGGGATCAGGGAATGTTGATCCCACTTTTTGAGAACGAGTGGTAGCCCTTCGCATTGTCTAACACGATGATCGAAGGTTTTTGCCTCAGTACATTGAGAGTTCAGGCGGCGGCACGAAGGGAAAACCGCGAAAATTGGCGAGATTGTTGAAGCGGCTCTTGCAGGTCGCCATAGTCTTGTCGCAACCGCGATAAACCACGAAACCGTCGCCTTCTGTCGGCAGGTAATCGAGCGGACGGGACAAGATCAGCCCCGACGTAGTCGATTGACGCACCGTGCGCGACACGCCGACATTCGCGCCGCTTTCAAAAGTGATCGTGCCTTGATCGTAGGTGTCAGCCGCCGATCCAGACCACGGGATGAAGGTAAGCGTCGGATCCGCTCCCACCGTGCCGCCCGCGCCGTTGGCGGATTTGGCCAGAGAGCAAAGCCCGTCGTAAAGCATGTTGAGGCATCCGGGTTGCCAGATATCGCGCGGCATATCCACAGCCAGCTTATTCAGCATCGACTTGACCGTCATTTTGCAGCTCAGGCGACCGATATTGTCGACCGTGGCGACAAGGCCATGGAACATGACCACCGCCGCGCCACCGATGACCGATCCGCCGAAAGCCGTCAGCACCGCGCGCGCCCGCTCGATGGTCGCGCCGTCAAAACGGCCTTCGCGGACGGCAATCGGCCACGGCAATCCGGCGATGGTCGATGTCGGTTTGAAAGAGATGTCGACGGATTGTTCGTCGATATCGATGCCGCAGGTCTGTTTAAGCTTAAGGCCGTTGACCAAAATGTCGCCGGAAACGAAAACCAGCGCAGGCGCGCCCGGTTGCGGGATAGCGACCGTGTATTGGGTATTTGTGTAACGAGCAATCGTGCCATCGGCCAACGTGATAGTGAAACAATCGGCGAAAGCCAATTCTCGGTTTGTCTGCAACGCGGATATGACGGCGGCGGGAGCGGATTTCATGGCAAGACCGTCGTCAGTTTGAGTTCGTGTAAAGACCAGAGATTAGCCATGAATTCCTCGAAGTCTTGCGCATCGGCGGCAAAGCGGCAGACGAAGTAGTAACGGAATGACGCGGTGATCTGGCTACCGCTTGCTGGCGCGGTATTGAAAGTGAGCGTGTTCGGCGCGGCGAACGAATAACTAGCCGGATCCTGCAAAACGCCGGACACGTAAACACCGGCGAGATCGGCGGGAAACACATACCCCACCGGCTCAGTCGCTTCGCCGACCGTGCGCATGAGGGTGAACACGGTGGTCGTGCCGTCGCCCATGCCTTGAGCGCCCATTGTCACGGTGTTATCTGCCGTGCTTTGCGTAACGGCGCCAAGATCGAGCAGAAACGTGTCGTACTGTCCTCGACGCGCCAGAAAGAAGCCGATCATGGTTTGGATTTCCTGCGTCGCGTCGCCGCGTAGAAGTTCGAAGGTCAGCGTCAGCTCATAAATGGCGTATTGCTGCCAAGCGGAGCGGATTTCGCGTCCGGACACATGATCGGCCACGCGGGTCTTGAATTTAGGCGTAACCTGAACGCTCCAGCCGAGGCCGGGCGATAGCGGGAACTTTTCGGTACTCACGGATGGCGGACTCCCAATCAGAACCAAGGATTCGACGGCAAGAAAGGCAAGCCGCAAAGGCGCATTGCCCTTGGCGGTGCTTTCTGCAAAAACGGCGTTCAGCCTCAGCGGCGCTTTCGTTTTGGCCGCGAGTTCCAACGCCGTCTGATTGAACCGAACAGGCGCAACGCCCTTCGCCGCTGTTTCGGCGGCAAGAAAATCGATATGGACAGCCATGTTACGTGACGAGTTCCGCGCCGACCTGAAGCGCGTTCACCGCCTGATATGTCCAGCTGCCCCCGGTGTTGGGATCGGTGGCGAAAATATCGGTATGGCCGGCATAGGAACCGCTCGTGTTGACCACCGCGCCAGTCGCTTTTGTTGTGCCCGATTGGATTACGGATTCGATCTGGCGCTGGCCGCTGTCATCCTGACGCGCGACGACAATGCTCTGCACCGCGAGAATTTGCGGGGCGTTGACGACTGGCGTCAGGGTGTAAAGATCAAGGTCGTTCGGCGTGGCGCAGGACACATAAGAGCTATCGTCCATATAGGGATTGCTGGCCAGCTGCCAGTTGAACGAGGCCGAGCCGGTCGGCGTCCATTGCGTCGACGATCCTGCTCCATTAAGCGTTTGCGCTGGTATGCGGGTGTTTCCGAGGAAATTATTCAACGCCGCGCCGGTGTTGTCGCAGATGTAAAAGTCATCGACAAGAGTGTCGGCGCTATAGCCGAAGCTGATTTGGTCAACGCCTGTCGAGCCATTGTTGGACGTGTCGGCCGAGACAACCGATAAGACGACAGCTTCGTTGACTCGTACCGTAACGGCTCCGCCCGAATTGGCGATCAATCCATAAACCTCGATGTACTGCCATACAGCGCCGGGGATCACCGCCATCGGCGGCGATGACACGGCGCTTGATCCGGACGGCGTGCAGGTGACCACACCTGCTGTGCTAAATTTCAAGCTAAAGTTTCGTCCATAGACGGAATCGTTGAAGTCGATTTCGACACCCGAAGGGTTGCCGAGGGCAAAGCCGCAGTAGAATGTGCCAAGCCGCGAAGGCAGATTAATCTGACCCAATTTTGCCGCGCCGCCGCTCGCGCGGCCCTGTCCTGGCAGGATGGCGACGTTGCTGAAGCCAAGGCTCGCCAACGCAGAGGCCGGAGCCAACGTCGTGAGATAGTCGAAACCGGCGCATTTGATGAGAGCCATGTTGCTGATTCTCGGCTAGATTAATGGTTATGAGCAAAAGATTCCGAAACAAGACTTGTGTTTACTGCGGACAGAAAAATTCCGAGACCGGAGACCATATCTTTGCCAGAGAGTTTTTTCTTCTGGATAAGAGAGGCAATCTCCCGCAAGTGCCTGCTTGCAAGTCATGCAATAACGATAAGTCCTCGCTTGAGCATTACCTTTTGTCTGTATTGCCTTTCGGTGCTAGGCACGCGGACGCGGCGACAAACTTAGAAAATATGGTTCCTCCTAGACTGACAAAAAATGCGAAGCTACATCGACAGCTTGCCGCAGGAACCGATCGAGAATGGATTAACGAGAATGGCATTTTGTTGCGGGGTTTAACGCTGCCTTTTGACGGGGCAAAACTTGAGGGGCTGTTCCGATATATTGTTAAAGGACTTTTATGGCATCATTGGCAGGTTAGTCTCACGGAGGATCATTTTGTCGGCGCAGGGATGTTGTCAAACACCGGCGAAACGGTTTTTGATAGGCTCTTTAACCTGAACGCCAAAAACAGGGTAAATATTAGCTTGGGCGAAGGTACCATTCGGTATGAAGGCGCCCAAGCTACAGACAATCCCCATATCAGCCTTTGGAAATTCTCGATATATGGAGGCTTAAAATTTGGAGGAGACGCAGACTTACCGCATGAGACACCATCAACGGTTTGGGGCTTAACCTGTAGGAGCGCAGTCCGTCCGGACTTTTGGCAGACCGCCTAATCATTTGATCATTACGCCTTGAACGATCCGTTGCGCATCTGATTGTTGAGCCATCGCCGCATCGACCCTCCTTGTTGCATAAGCACGGTTTCAAGATCCACGTTGTTGCGGGCATTGATGGATGGCGAATAGTGAAAATTGACGTCGCCCGATGAACGGGAATTGTCAGTGTTTCCACCGATGGCGCTCGGCGGTTCGTTTGAATTCACCGCCCGCAGATTTTCAGCCGCGCCTTGAGGCAGCGCCATTCGCGTGCCGCCGCCAAATCCGAGCATGGACTGGCCGGAACGGATACCGGCAGCTTTCGCTGCGGGAACGATGATCTCGCCTTGATGGACTTGCGCCACCATGTCGCGCGGCACGCTATTGCTGCCGACATCGAAGGCCGGCAGAAAGCTCATCATGCTGCCGAAGAACCCGCCGCCTGAGGCTGCGGATTCCGAAGACACCGCAGCCGTGTTGGCAGCGACGGCGCTTGTGTTGATATCCGTCTGAACGGTGTTGCCGAGCAAATTTGTGGTTTGCGATGCCGTGTTGCTGGTCGTCGCAGCCGTTCCTGCCGTTGTGGCCGTCGTGTTGGCGGTCATAAGCGCGCTATGGCCGGACAGAGCCGCCGTTAGCGACGTCAAAGCCGTCGTGTTGGCCGTGAGCGCCGTGGCTTGCGCCGTCTGGCCACCGACCCCAGCCGCGCCGGAGCCGAGGCCGACCAGCGAGCCAGCGTCTCGCGCCGCGCCGCCGGATCCGAACATCGGCGCGGTAAGGCTCGCCATTTCCCGCGCAAGCCCGGAGAACGATTGCTTGATGCCTGACTGGATAAAGCTCAGCACCATGGATTGCGCCAGTTTGCGCATCCCTTCCTGCAAGGTCTGCGTACCGCGCAGCATGCCTTCGATGGAGGAGTCGAAGGCGTGTTCTATGGGGGCGAACGCGCTCTCCCATGCTTGCGTGACCTGTTGCGCCGCCTGTTTGTTGAGATTGGCGGCATCGACGGCGTATTGCTCGGTGGCCGCTCCCAGCTTGGACTGCGCCTCGGCGATCTGAACCGGCGTACTGTTGCTGTCGCTGATGATGTTCTGGAATTCGGCCTGTTTGGCCTGAAACTCCAGCGTCAGCGCGTTCATGCGGCGGTCGAGTTCGGCTTTTGCTCCATCGCCGCTGACGTCGCCGAACAAAGAGTCGAGGATGCTCTCGCCGCCTTTGCCTTTCGGCGCGGGCGCTCCCGCAAGATCGATCTTGGCGATCTCCGCTTGGCTTGCCAGCGCGATCTCGCGGATCTTGCGGTCGTTCTGGATTTGCTGCTGAAGCAGACGCGCTTTCTCGTCGAGCGCGGACTTGTAGTTCTTGATATCGCTGCCGTAGAGGTCTTGGCCCTTATCGACCCATTGCTCGGCCAGCGCAATCTGCTGCGCGACGTTGCTTTTCGACGCCTCGATCTTGAGGCGCATGGTTTCCGAGAAATTCTGCCATTCGTCGGACAACGCCTTGGTGTCTATTTCATGCTGATCGGCTGCGATTTGTTTGCGGATTTGGAGTTCCGCTTTCGATCCGGCCTGCACCTGATCGAGATGCTCCTGCCAGAACTTCAGCTCGTATTGCTTTTCCTGCTCGCCAACCAAGCGACGGGCAACCAGTTCTTGCTCAAGCTGGTCGCGCAAATCCTGCATTTGGCCGGAGCCGACGCGATTGTTCACTTCCCGCTGCTGGCGCTGCAGCAAGGCGATGTTGTCTTGAATGATCGCCGCTTCGCCGCCGGTGGCCGTCTTCAGCGCCTCTTCGTCGCGCGCCAGTTCCTTTTTGATGCGGCTACGCTCCGCATCGTCGGCTTTAAGGCGGAAGTTCTCGTCCTGAATTTCGCGCAGGATGCGAAGTTGTTCACTTTTGTTACTGCCGCCACCGCCTGATGTCGGAACACCGGCTGTCGGTACCGTGGCGCTTGCGGAAAATGCCGTGACGGCTTGTTTGGCACTATGGAAACCATTAATCAGGTATGCCAAGCCCTCAAGCACATGGGCAACGCCGGCATTAAAGGCGTTCGCCCAACTGCTGTCGCCGATGGCACGGGTGAGGTTCTGCCATGCGTTTTTAAGGTCGTTTGTGCTGTTCTGCAGTGGCGTCAGGCCGTCATTGACCAGTGGCCCGAACTTCGCCTGCAAGGCGCTGATGGCGACGGCAAAAGCCTGCGCTTTCTGCCCGCTTTCCTCGAAGTCGTGGATCGCTTGCGCCTGCGTAGGCGATAGGAAAGAAAACCGCTGGTCGAGCTTCGAAAGGCTGTCATAGCCGCCATCGAGCGCCGAGATCAGCTCCTCGGTCGCCTTGGGAACATCGCTGCCAGTGACACGCGCATAACCGGCGGCCGCCTGACCCAACGCAACGTAAGACCCGACCCCGATATCGCGCTGCCGCGCGAACATTTCAACCATTTCGGTCGCGGTCTCGGTGTTCGCGCCGTGAAGTTGCCGGATATTGTCGATATAGGAGGCGATCTGGCCTTTGTTGACCCCAAGGCTCTGGCCTGTCGCATCCATCGCCGCCTTGATTTGCCCGAAGGACTCACCCCAGCGTTCGGCCACCGCCAGCGCCCCGACGAAGGCACCCGCGACGGCGACAACGGCGGCCGCAACTAGCGTTGTCGGAGTGATAAGCGTTCCGAAGGCTCCAGCCAAGCTGCCGGTGCGCTCGGTAAGCACCATCATAGAGCCTGCCATGCGCTTGTAGTTGCCCATGAACGCTTCATGGGCGAGGATCAGCTTTTCGCGGATGATTTGGGATTGGTGTTCGTAGGCACCAGACAACTCCTCTGTCGGCGGCTTTGCCGACTGAATTTGGGCACGAAGCTTTGTAACGTTGCTTTGAGCCGAAGCCGTTGCCGCCGCCGCTTGCTGCAATCCTGCCTTTAGCTGGTCAGACGCGGAGGATCCGGCGGCGCGCATCTGCGCAGCCATGTTCCGCAATTCGGTGGTCGTGGCCGACAGATCGGCCCTTGCGACGGCGAGTTTGGCGGTAAGGCCGGTAACGTCGGCGCTGATGCTAACGGCGATGTTGGAGGACATGAGGGCAGCAATCCTATTGCTTCAAGCAGTATGCGCACGCCAAGATATGATCCCCGCACTAATCAGAAGCCTGCGGCGTCACGCCGCCGTGTAGCCGACGAACCACTTCAGCAGCAGGTGGGCGGGCGGATTTCGGCGCCAGTACGCGAGGAGATCGAGATAGACGGGGAAAGGCAGAGCATCAATTTCGGTCGGCGTGTAGCCGCACGCCATCATCAGGCTGCCGTAGATGTCGGCCCAGTTGAGGTCGCCGATGCTGCTGTTGCCGGCAGAGCCGGCGGCGCTTCCCCCGGCTTGATATCCTGCATCTCGACGCCCATCAGCCGCGCCACCGTCTCAATCGCCATTTTCAGTTCGGGAAATGTGACGCCGACGATGGCGTCGACGTCAGCGGACGTAACGGCAGGATTCGCCGCATGCATGGCGAGATAGAGGAGGGTCGTCTGCGCTCCCATGCCATCGGTGGTTTCAATGCCGATGCGCGTAAAGGCCGGGCCAGCCTGGCGCATTTGGCCCAAGGTAAGAGGTGCTATGGGAAAATCCTGGCCGCCCAGCGTAATGGTGCGATCATTGGACATTATAGGTTCCTTTCAGTTTGCTGCGACAACACGCGCAAAGTCCGCCCCGGATTTGATCGGGGCGTGACCGCGACGATGCCGTTCGGTTGGAGATTAAATCTGGTCGCTAGACCAGTCGAAGATGCGGCCAAGGTTGTCGGCAAAAGCCGAGAACTCAAAATCGGGAATGGTGAAATCCTCGTTCTTGAACTCCCACGCGGTCTTGGTGGGGATGCATTGGTAGAGGCTCAGCGCCAGTTTGTTTCCCTGAAAGCTGTTGCCAAGGTTGAGCCGGAATATCGGCGACGAACCCATCAACTGGTTGTAGGCAGTGATGCGGCCGCCGGTTGTCGTCTCAAAATAGGTGTAGGAGATGACAACCTTGATTCCGGCAGTTTCATCGGCTTCGCTGAAGGTGTAGGTACCCGTGGTCATGTCGCAACTGTACTGGCCTGCCGTCGGCGCCGATGCAACGCGCGCAAGCTGGATGCCGGTGGCGGCGTTGAACACGCCGAGATCGATGCCGGGACTGGCCGACGACATCTGCGCGCCGTTAGCGACGACAATTTGGTAAGGACTGGCCGGAATCGCCGTGCCGCTCGGCCCACCTTCGTCGACAACCTGAATCTGCTCGCCGGTAGCGAGGTTCTGGCCGAAGAAGGCATCATTGAGAGCGCGGGCGTTGATTTTGGCGAACTTGGCCTTTCCCGTGATCTTCATCTTGCCGCGTGCGACGGCGACCGGCGCCTGGTATTGGCCGATCAATTCCTTGGCGTCGAACGACATGTCGACGTTGATGTTCTGCAATGTGCCGACGCGCGTAGGCGAAGGCGTTGCGATATCGGTGCGCACAAGAAACAAGGTTCCGGCACCAAAGCTGTATTGTTCAAGAGGCATTTTTGGACTCCATCTAAGGGATATGCCGTCATCACGACGGTGTGGTTGCCTTGCCGAAGGGCAGGTTACGGCTTTCCACAGGGTGGCCGGTGGAATTATGGAATTACGGGATCAGGATTTTCACGGGGATGATGGCTTTGGCGATGCCGTCAAGCACGCCGGGAAACTGTTCGATTTCGCCTTCGATCCAGCAGTGTGACACGAGGCCGCCGAGCGTTTGAACGCCGCTTACGACGCTCGGGGCCAATGCCGCCTCGATGGCGTCGATGATGTCGTTGAGAGCTTCTTCGGGATTGGCGTTCGGATCCTTGCCGACATCGGTATAGACCCAAAGTTCGGCTGTGATCGTGCGCTCTGGCGGGAGGCCGCGTATGTCGCGCGGTGGGTAGCGTGTGCCGATGGACTGGACAAACAGCGCCGGAAAGGACGAGACCTTGCTCCACAATTGCAGGCGGCGACCGCTGGTGTTGAATTTGGCTGCCGTAAGCGCGACTTCAAACAAGGCGGATATGATATCTTCGCGCATTTGGTCATTCCTTGAACCTCTGGTTCATCGCCGTGGCCAATTCCGCCGCCGCTTCGTCTTCCATGCCGGCAAGGCCGGTACGCAAATAAAGCCGCGCATCGATATTGGCGACGCGCGAATAAGCTGCGATGTCGATGCTTTTGGGCGAAATATCGCGTCCGTAAGCTTCCGAGATGGTGCGGTGGTAAGCGCGCACCTTGAAACGTCCACCACGACCCGGCGCGCCGTATTCCAACGCCGCCGCCTTGGCGTATTCCGAACCGGGCAGATCGCCGTCCAGCGTCACCAGCCCCTTGATCTTCTGCGGATCGTCGAAGAGACGTGAGGCAATCTCGTTTTTGAGCTTGCCTGTACGTTCCGGCGCCAGTGCGCGAACCCTCGCTTCCAATTCGCCGGTCAAGGCGCGGATGCGCTCAAGCAGCGTATTGTGGATTTCCGATGGCCATTCATCGAAACGGGCGACAACGCGACGGTCGCCGACGATAACGGCGCTAAAGTCCATTCTTACCTCGCCAACGGTACGCGGTACTTTTCCAAAACAGACGCAATGTCGGGCGGGAACGGCCCCGTCTGCCCCGGCAATGCGCCGATCCAGTATTGCTCCTGACCGACGCCGGGTTCGCCCTGACTGCGCAGGAAAGGATCGCGCCCGCGCGCCTTGAAACGGGCGGTGACCAGCCGAAGCACGGCCATTTCCAGATCGGCGGGCGGATTTGTCGTGCCGGGCGTGAAATAACCTGCCGTGTACTGGATGGTGTATTGGTCTGGACTCCAGCCGGTGGGATAACCGGTGTTGGGATCGAGTTTGGTTAGCCAGCCGCGTTCCAGATCGACGATAAAATCGCCCCCTTCGTCCAGCGTATTGTCGACGCCGACGAAAACCTGATCCGTTACCGACGTCACCGAAACAACCGGCCAGCGCGACAGTTGCAATTCGGACATCATGCCGGTGACCTGATAGGGATACGGATCCCGATCAGGCATGATGACGTCCTGCACTGTCTCGATGGTGAACACGCGGTTGCAATATTGCGCCACCAGCGCCGATTGCTCGGTGATGAACCGGGCAAGCGTCGTGTCGCTGGAGGTATCCGTCGCTGGTATGGCCAAATCGTCCTTGATATTGGCCAGCGTTGTCAGGTCGTAACTTGACGCCGCTGTCAAAACCGAGGAGACGATGCGAACGGACATATCAACCCCGTTTGCGGGTTTTGTAGGACTTGCCGATGGACGGTTTTGCTGGACTGTTTTTGACGCGCCGAGGCTGCGCGGAGTCCGATCCGTACTCCGGAAGGGGACGCAACCGCGACTCCGCCTTGTCAAACACGCTGTCGCGGGGCTTGGCGTCTCCGGCCGCGATCAGCTTTTCCGCCACGGCGTCGGGAACGACCCGCGTTTCGCCCGCTCGCTGCGGGCGCATATCGCGGGTGAATTCGACCATTTTCATGGCTTATGCCGCCACCAGCACGCGCTCGCCGCCGAGAACGACGTTGGTCGTGATCGGAATTGTCGGCGTGGTGCCGCCTGTGAAGGCGATGGTCGTTGTTGTGCGAATAAAGCGGTAAGCCCCTGTAAGATCGATAGCGGCTGTGTTCGAACTGTTCGCTGTTGTGAGCGCTGCCGTCTGCTGCGTCACGCCGCCAAACTGGTAGTTGCTCCAAGTGACGTTATCAGGCGAGTGTTGCAGGGTGGTTTGCACGCTGAGCGCCGTGGGAGCGCCGCTTGCCGATCCTATGGCCTGCAGCATTTCACAGGAACCGGCAAGATTGTGCAACGTACGGTCGATGCTGACACCGTTAACGGTGCCGGTAGCGGCGGACTGCGGAAATACGCCTGTGACCGGGGCGATAAGCGAACCGATGTTGCGTTGTGTGGTGATATCAGACATGGAAATCCTCCAGAGTTAGATGATTAAGTTGGTCGTTTATTGAACAGTCGGCGCCCAACGAACAAACTGCAGAACCGCGCAACCGGAGTCGTGGCGGAGCTGGAAGTCGTGTTCGGTGATGGCGCGGATCAGCGTCTGGTCGTATTGGAAGGACGACACCATATTGCCGTTGGCGTCTGTGTAGGTGCCTTCGCGCGACACGGCGAGTTCCAGGCTCATCGAGTCGAGGATCATGGCCTCGCTCATTTCCGCGAGGATGATGAACGAGCAATCCTTATTCGTGCCGGTGGGATCCCATACGTTGATCGGCAACTGGGTGGTTTTCTTGAACGGATAGCCATAGAGCGTTCCGCGCGACAATTCGTCGCGGAAGACATAGAGGCCGAGGCTGTTCAGCAAACCGAACAGGTAGTTGTAAGTCCGGTGATGCATGAACCACATGCGGCGCCGGTCGGGCACATTGGCGACGTCCAATCGGTTGATCAGGCCGGTCAACTCACTGACAACGGTAGGTTCGGTGTAGTTCCCGTTGGACGTGATGAAGTTTCCGCCGTTCTGGCCGAGCAACGGATTGCCGGATGCGCCGTTGACGGCTGCTGTCGAATTGCCGGTGGAACTCCACATGCCCGCGGTGCCCCCTTGCGATACAGCCCATGCGTTGGCGAAGCCGGTAAAGCCCATAGGGGCCGCCTGCGTGCCATCGCCGAGCAGGAAAGCAAGGTCTTCACGCAACGCAATCACTTCGACCAGATCGTCGCGCACCAAGGCGTCGATCGCCGGATCGGCGTAGCGCATGAGATCGTTGGAGATCGGCACCAGAGCCGTCAGTTTCTTGAAGCTGGCGACGATCTGCTTCAGGGTCTGCTGCGACGTGGCGATCTGCGAACCCTCTGCGCCGTAGCTGGCGGTTGCCGGGCTTGCCTGACCGGGCAAGGTCATCGTGCCTCGCGGCATGGGGATGACACGCGGGTTGGAGCCGCGCACAACCGCTGCCGGGCGCAGCAGTTCGATGACCTCGTTCATGTAATCGGGCGGAACGATGAAGCCGCCAGCCGGGCCAGTCGAAGCGACCAGAGCGCGGGTCACCGGATGACTTTCGCCATAGACCTCGACCGAGGCCTGACGTGCGTTGAACAGATTGCCACCACCGTAGGCCATCATTTTGGCTGCGGCACCGATCACAAGGCTGCGTTCCTTGACATAACGGTCTTTTTCGACCGTCGCTGCTACCTTGGCATCGGGGGCATCTTGCCCTGCAACCGGTTTCGCCGTGTCGGCAGACAGCGCCTGCGCTTCGCGGGCGCGGGCGATCTGCGCGTCGAGGTTGGTGACGGCGCGTTTCTTCGTCTCGTATTCCGCCTGTTCGGCTTCGGTGAGCGAAGGTTTTTCAGCGAGCGTCTTGAATTCGTCGAAGGCGCGCGCACGTTGCTGCAAGAGTTCTGCGATTTTAGGCATAGGATAGGCTCCATCTAAAGGGACAGGCCGTCATCACGACGGTCTAATGCGCCTTGCCCAAGGGCGGGTTGGGGCATCATCCGATACGTTTTATGTGCCGGATGAAAGTCAGTTCCTCTGCGACAAGGCTTGAAGATCGGCTTTGCGGCGGCGGAGATCGGCGCTGCGGGCGTCGTCTTGCTGTCCATCGCCTGAGGAGGTTTCGATTTCATCTTCGTTATCGTCATCCGAAGATGCAGGCTTGGGATTTTTCGTCGCGGCGCGCAAACAGCGCTGGCAAGCCCGCAACGAACGGCCGAGGGCGCGATGCGTATCGCTGGCATCCTCGTGAAGATCGGCAAGATCGGCACGGATTCCATTGTCGCCGTCGTTTTGATCCCTGATGTCGTCCATCTGATCGCCGAGCGCCTTATGGCGTTCCATGGCGCGCTGCAAATGGTCGGCAGCGTCATCGAGCTGTTGTTTGGTGGCGGCCGACAGTTTTTTGCCAGCCCGTGTTTGTGTGTTTGTCATGTTGTTTTTCTCCTGAGGTTGTGCCCGGGCCGTCACCGCCGCGCCAGGATCGGCCGGCACCGAGCAAAAGGAACATTCCAGCAGCTCCCACTTGGTAAAGCGTTGGCCGCCGCGCGGTTTCTGCGGATCGATCGGCTCACTGTCGAGAACATCGAAGCCGACCGAAACGCCAGATACGATTCCGTTTTTGACGAGTCCGCGCACTTCGTCGGCCTTCGGCGAGACGCCGGCAGGCGCAAAGACGATGCGCGAGCGAATTTTATCGCCTTCAATGGCAAGATCGGCGGCGCGTCCGACCGGAACATCTGGATTGTGTTGCCAGAGGACGATGGGATTGGCGCGGTAATTGGTCAGATCGCATCCGGACGGCTCAAGAATGTGTCCATCGCGCGCCAACGCCGAAGTCGAGATGATGACTTCCACCTCGTTTTCGCCCAGCGGTTTGATCTCAGCCGAAACGGCCGCACGCATCATCGTCATGATTTCTTCTCCATGTTAGTTACAGTTCGCCTTGCGGGTCGAGTTGCGGGTCAGCGTCGCCGCTGGTCGGCACGCCGGGTTTCGGCGGATTGCCGCTCTCGGGTCGCCCGGCACCATCCGGCGCAGTGCCGGTCATGTCGGAACCGAGCGCGGCGGTATTGGCAGGCACCATCAGACGATCTCCGCCTTCCACGGGCGGCAACCCTTCGGAACGTCGCACTTCGTTCGGCGTCAGGATTCCGGTGAGCACCCCGAGGCGCGCGGCGTTGTAGCGGGTCATGATGTCGGCGCGGAGCAATTGTCCTTCGTCGAAATCAACCTCGATGCCTTCTTTGTCGAGGCCAAACACCTGCATGAACTTTTGTTCGGCGATCACCAGATCAGGCATCACCGTGTGATTGACGTAGGACTGTTCTTCCTCGGCGGGCGTTATCTTGCTTGACGCGCTGCCGGCCACACCGAGACGGCTTAGCGGGACGTCGTAATATCGGGCGATGTCGGCAACTTGCAGGTTGCGTTGTTGGATGAATTCAAGGTCGACCGAAGTCAGCTGCACCGACTGCCATTCAACGCCTTCCTCCAGCACCGCCGTCTGACCGACATTCTGCAGGCCGCCGGTAAACGCCTGCCATTGCTGCTTGAGGCGCATGGCCGCTGGTTCCGACAGCCGCGTCTTGGCTTTAAGCACGCCGGACGGGCGCGCGCCATTGCCAACCCACCGCGAGGCCTGTTGTTCAAGCCCCATGGCAAGGCCGATGGCGTCCCGCGCCAACCCGATGGTTGAAACGCCGACCAGCGTATTGAAGCTGATGCCCCGCAGGTGGAAGACATCCTCCTCAGGGATCGCCACCTGCATGTTCCTCAGCATGGCAATTTGCCAAAGGCCGATGCGGTTAACGTTGTAGAAGATCGACCCGTCGGACGCTTCCAGTACCATGACGGCGTCCGGGTTGATGGGGATCAACTCGATTGGGTTACCGCTGCGGTCGCGCAAGATGGCGGCGTAAGCGTTCCCGCGCAGCAGATACCCGACCATCATCTGTTGCCAGAATTCGAACCATGTCTGCTGGCGGTTCGGTCGCGCGAACAGTTTGGCGACGATGTGATCCTTGACCTGATCTCGTCCGCCGTCCCTTTTGGGGATGAAAAGGCGCGGCGTGCAGCGCGCCACATCCTTCGCCCGGATGGCCACGCAGGCATAGACGGCCGATACCGCCATCGCCGTGGCTTGCGAGATCATCAACCCCGACGCGCTCGGCACCGAACCGAGCGGCGGGATCATCCCGTAAGACGGCACGCCAGCGGAAGCGCGGGTTCGTTTCGGCGAAAGAGCGCGACCGACGGCGCTGAAAATTCCAGGCAGTTTCATGGGGCCTCAGATCATCAGAAGCCCGCGTTCCTCATAGACTGAACCGCCCTCGGCGGTCTGCAATCGTCCTACCGCCATGATGGTAGCCACAATCGCATCTATGCGCTCAATCGAGCGTTCCTTATCGGGCTTTTCGTTGCCGGCGGGATCGCGGCGCGCCGTGACGTTGGAAGCGCACCACGTGGCGACGGGATTGCCGCCGTGCCGCAATGACCGCCCGATCAACAGGCGCATAAATTCGGCTGCGGCTGGCCCCATGCTGATAAATCCCTGACCGAACTCGATCATGCTGACTCCCTCATCCTGAAGATTGCGTACCAGTTCGCCAGCAAAGGTGCGGTCATAGGCGATTTCCAGAATGTTGAAGCGGGTTGCCAATTCCAGAACTTCGGCCTCGATGAACTTGAAATCCGTCGTGTTGCCTTCGGTGGCGATCAGATATCCTTGGTCGCGCCAGATTGTGTAAGGCGCGCGATCGCGTCGTACCCGCCGCAAAATGTCATCCCGCGGGCACCAGTGACGCCAGATCACCTTGACCTTTTCGTCAGGATGTTCCGGCGGAAACACCAGCGCCAGCGACGACAGATCGTTGACGCGGGCCAAATCCAGACCGCCATAACAAGTCCGCCCGACCAAATCCTCCTCGTCGAACGGTTCGGCGTTGTCGGCCCAGACGCCCATGTCGATCCAGCGCGTGGCCTGTTCTGTCCACTCGTTGAGACGCAACCGCCGGATGGCATTCTGCTGCGCCGGCATCTCGCGGGCTTCCTCGACTTGGCGCTTCAAATCCTCGATCTTGACGGTGACGCCAAGGCTGGGATTGGACTTGATCCAAACGGAGGGATCAGTCCATTCGTCGCCCGGATCAATGGTGGCGATATAGGCGAACCAGCTATCGGAGGCCTCTGTCGGCACAGAGCCTTCCAAGACCTTGACCGAGAACTCATGATGCTGGCGACACACCGACTGGCGGTCGTGTCCCGCCGTGGTGATCTCGAAGATCAAGGGCTGGCGCCGTGCGCCGGTGGCGGTGTTGAGCTTCTGGATAATCTCCGCATTCGGATGCTCATGCACTTCGTCGACCGCCGCGAAGTGCACGTTGAGGCCGTCCATCTTCGATGCATCAGCCGACAGCGGTCGGAACCAACTTGAGGTCGGCAATACTGCCAGATTATTGACGGTGCGCGTTACACGTGCCCTGAGTGCCGGACTGGCGTTGACCATGCGTTCGGCCTCGCCAAAAATGATCCTCGCTTGGTCGCGTGTGGTGGCGGCGGCATAGATGTGCGCCCCCATCTCCCCATCCGCGACCAAGGCATAAAGCGCAGTACCGGCCAGCATGACCGATTTGCCATTTTTGCGCGCCACCTCGACGTAGGAGGTTCGGAAGCGGCGCAAACCATCGGCACGTTTCCATCCGTAGAGCGAACCGATGACGAAGGCCTGCCACGATTGCAGTTCAAACGGCTGGTTTGCCCATTCGCCTGTCGAATGACGCAAATGGCCGAAGAACACGACGGCGTGTCGCGCGGCGCTCGCATCCCAGATCAGGCCACGGGCTTTGCCATTGACCAGATCGTCGAGATGCCGCTGACAGGCAAGCCTAACCAGCTTTCCGGCGGCAATCTTGCCCTCGAACACCGCGCGGGCGTAAGCCTTGACCGGACAGGTCTGGGCTTTACGTCTCTTTGCCACGGTTGAGATACTCCTCGAATGGATCGACGGTGTCGGACGGCGCCTCCATGCGGATGCGGGTGCGTGACGACGGCGTCAGACCGAATTCGCTTTCGATCTGCGCCATCTGCAGCAAGCATTTGTTCGCCACTGCCAGAAACGGGTTCTGAATAACGTTGTCGCTGGCGGTTTTGACCACAGGGCCGCGCCGCTTGATCTCGGCCTCGGCGTCGACCCAGCGGCACCATACGACTGCGTAACGAGCGATCGCTCCAGCATCGAGTTCGGTCATAACGCCGTGGCGCGCCAGCATCTCCGCCAGTTCGGTAAATTTTGCCTTTGCCCGATCGTCGAGATGCGCCGGGGGTTCCGGCACGATGATGGACGGTTTCGGCTCGTTCTTGTTCAAACGATGCGGTCGGGCCGTCCCCTTGACCAGTTTAAGGTGCGTGGGCAGCGGCTTGCGGCCTGCCATGATAGATACTCCCGGGATGGTTTATTGGATCGCCGGGCGTCTGATCGATATATTACAGCGCCGTTTGCGTCTGGCGCGTTCCGATGTTTTCGGAAAAGCGCAGAAGGTAACCATCTGGATCCAGCACGATAAACTGTTGGCAACCCAAGTCGATATCGTCCGCGCGGTACCACTTTTCTTCAATAGGCAGAAAGATTTTGGCCCCTGCCGTCTTGACGTGTTCGTAAAGCTCTTGAACCTTGTCTGCGTGAATATCCAGATTCATGCCACGCCCAAAAGGAACCTCGAGCAGTCCGGCGATCCACGAACGAGGGTTTCCCGGCACCAATTCATCCAACATGATCTGAGCGCCCGCGCGCTCGACCATCGCGAAACGCGCCTCTTGGCGCTGATAAAGAATCTTAAAGCCCAACACCTGCGTATAGAACGCGATGCTGACGTCGACGTTGTTGCAAAGCAATTCAGGGATCAGTGGATTAAGCTTCGGTTCTTCGCTCATGCCTTTTCCATTATATATCAAGGCTCATCTGCCGGATTTCATCCAAACGGATGATGCCGTTGATCAACCATGTGTCCGGATAGAGCGAATGCGTTCCCATGGCAAACACCATGCCCTTGTTCGGATACTCTTCGCCAAACACGCGCTGCATGTTTTCAAGCGCTTTTTGTTCACCGTAGTGACGGCTCCAGTTGTAAAACGTGGCGTCCGTTTCCCAGTCCTGGCAGGTACCGGTGCGTTCGCCATCGTCGGTGACATAGCTATACTTGAATACGTAAGGGCATGGCTCATAAGGGATAAGCGGCGAGGAATTGAACAGATCAGCCTGCGCGGCAAACTCGGCAAACTTCTTTTTTTCTTCCGAGAAGATATCGTCCGATTTCTTCTCGATCGAGAATTTTAGATCGCGCGGCCTCAACAATGCCAGCGTCCGACCCTCGCCCCTTATCTTATTGATGGAAGTCACCTCAAGGCGAGACAGAAAATTGAGGCGTTCTTTTTGTTTCAGCTCTCCGATGATCTCGATCGACTGATGATCGACGCGCAAACTTTCAGGGCGCGAATCATCCTTCGGCTTCTGCCAACGGAACCGAATTCTGTCCCAGCGACGAAACTGGCTGGCCTGATCGAGTGTACGGAACGTGACGGGATAAAGCCTGACCCATTCGCCCGCGTCGTTTACACCGGCGCAGCAAACGGTCTCGCCATGTTTCTTTCCAACTTGGGGCGAGGCTTTGACAAGAATAATGGCTTCGGATGCGCCTTCGAAATTCGTCATGACCAGACCGGAGGATAAATTCAGGCAGCGATTCTGCCAACCTGAACATCCTGAACGGCCAGAGGGGTTACCGTCAATCCCGTCGTGCGTGACAGATGATCGGCAACGATACTCCGATGGCACTTCTCATAATCGGCTTCAAAGCACATGAGGCATGCGCGGCTATCGCGCACCAGCTGCGACGCCGTGCCTAAATCTCTTTCGGCCACTTCCGAACGCATGTGCTTGCCAAAAATCTTTTCGAACAACGCGTAGTTGCCGGCACGAGCGGCCTCGCGTCCCTCTTTGGGATCGCCAAGCCCGCGCAGATGGACGTATTCAATCCCCCATGAGCGCAGTATTTCGGCTAACTGGTTCTTCGAGAAGCCTTTTTTGCGAGACAAAGGTATGTCGCGGACGTCAATCAACAGATCGATCGAGGCATACTTAAGCGCTGCGACGAACTGTTCAATCGTCGCGCCCTCATAACCAATGGTCGAAATCGTCCGCTTCATGCCGTCTCCAATCGTTTTCAACCTACAGGGTATCGTGGCCGGAGTGAAGATTTTCTTAACAGGTCGTCAATCTTTCCGCCTTCTTGCCCGTAAACTCTTCCCAGCGCTTGACGATCACGTCGCAGTATTTGGGGTCGAGTTCGATCAGCCGTGCTTGCCGACCTGTTTTTTCGCACGCGATAAGCGTTGTGCCGGAGCCGCCGAAGCAATCCAAAACGATGTCTCGGCTCTTGCTGCTGTTGCGAATGGAGCGTTCAACCAGCTCGACCGGCTTCATTGTCGGATGCAGATCGTTCTTCGTGGGTTTGTTAACGAACCACACATCGCCTTGATCACGTGCGCCGCACCAGAAGTGGTTGACGCCTTGTTTCCAGCCATAGAGGATGGGTTCATACTGCCGCTGATAATCGGCGCGACCGAGCGTGAAGGTGTTTTTCGCCCAGATGACGAAGGTCGACCATTTGCCGCCAGCCTCAATGAAAGCTTTTTGCAGCGTGTGCAGTTCGCTCGACGACATGCAGACATAAATCGCGCCTTTGCAGACGGTAAGCATGTTGACGCAAGCGTCATAAAGAAACTTTTCAAAATCGTTGCCGAGGTTGTCATTCAGGATTGCGCGATTCTTCCCGCGCATCTTGTCTTTGGCCGTGTTGGCATAGTTCACGTTATAGGGCGGATCCGTGAACACCATATCCGCAAGCGCGCCGTCGAGAACCTTTTCCACGTTTGCCAGCACCGTGCTGTCGCCGCAGAGCAGACGGTGGTTGCCAATGACATAAACGTCGCCCGGCTTGGAAATTGGCTCGGCGGGAGTATCCGGCACCGCATCTTCGTCGGTGAGACCAGCCGAAGCATCATCTTCCATCAGGCTTTTCAGTTCGCCGTCGTCAAAGCCGGTTAGGCCGAGATCGTAGCCGATCTCCTGCAAATCCTTGAGTTCAAGGGCAAGAAGTTCATTGTCCCATTCCGCCCAAGCCACCGAACGGTTGGCGAGCAGACGGAACGCCTTGATCTGCGCATCCGACAGTTCATCGGCCAGCGCCACTGGCACTTCGGTCAGCCCTAGACGTTGCGCCGCCTTGAGGCGTAAATGGCCATCGATAATCGAACCATCGGAACGCGCAATGATCGGGATGCGAAAACCGA